CTTTGACATATACTATTCATATAATGGATGGTATAATATACCTCGTTGATAAAGGCAATGAATCAGGAAGTTATGTCACAACAGCTTTAAATTGCTATGCAATGGAAGTGATTACTATATATCCAATAATTGAAAAATTATTGGAATTGAAGATTAACCCAACTCTCAATAATATAGAAGCAGTATTATCTGCTATATATTATGGAGACGATCGTAGCATGAAAATAGCTAAACATTTGGATATAACAGCTGAAGATTTGGTGCGATGTGGAGCTTACTTTAATTTTAAAGTAACACCTGCAAAAGTACAATCTGAACATATATCTTTTTGTTCACGTGTATTTGTACCAGATCAAGATGGAGTGATATACCCTAAATTGAAACAGAGTTCGGTCCTTTCTTGCTTATTTTGGGTTAAACAAAAAGAAACCAAATACATCCAAGCAAATATCAATGTTGCTTTATTTGAAGCAGCATTGCATGAAAAGGAATTCTTCATTAGGGTAGTGAACATTGTCAATACAATATTAAAAGAATACCCATCGGTTGCTCCGTATATACAAATCTATGAATATGAACTATACAGAAAAGTATTCAAAGAATTTGTATATAACGAAAAAGAAGGTCCTGTTTTATTGAAAACAGGAAAAACAGAGGAATCGTGTGAAATTGACATAGTTCAAAATTTTGAACAACTCCAAATTACACAAAATAATTACAAAACAACACAAAAGATTATGGACTACATATCACAAATGAATATGCGCGCTCAAAAAACAGGAAAACAACCTAAGTATGAATTTCAACAAATTGGTGCACAAGAAGCACCAGTATGGATTTGTACTGCTTCATTTCAAGATCGTAAAACTACGGCTAAAGGTAAAACGAAGAAAGAAGCACAACAAAAAGCAGCGCAACAAATCATTATACAAAATAATGATGTATGTGATAGGTTGGTTCTAAACATGCAGGTTTACTCTGATTTACTTATTAATCGTCGCTTTTTCCAGCGGTATCATGCATACCCTGGTTTTGCAACAATTGGTGATAGTAAATTATCTGTAAACCTTGACCCGGATTTTCCCCTTGACAAGCTCAGAGATGATTTAATGGATATAGATCTTGATATTACCCGTATGGAAAATATCAAAATCTTTATTGATGATGAATTGACTTATAAGAAGCAGATTCTTATTGAAAAGATCACTATTATTAAAAATAATGATCAAGCAATTGAACCTGCTGTCATCAATCAAGCAGCCATGGCAGCACAAAGAGCGAGTCTACCCTCACAAACAAACCCACAACCTACAGCAGTAATGCCAGCCATGACTCACAGTGGTGATGATATTATGGGGGCAGTAACAACTGCCTTACCAGAAACTCTAAACCCTGTTGGAGCTCCTGATATGTTGGCAGTTGGTGCAATAACCTTTGATATCAAAGATTTGATATACCAACAATTTTTGGATTGTGATACTCAATTAATAGTGTCTGATGATGCTGTTGAAGGATCTATCATAGCCCAAATTCCATATGGATTACAATCACCATATATTAATCCATATATCAAATACTATGCTAAAGCACATGAGAGATTTAATGGAGCTTTCCATTTTCGATTCACCGTAATCGGTAATCCATTATTCTCTGGTGCTATTGGTATAGCTTGGTATCCAAGGAAAATATCAACCAACACAATGCCCATCTCCGAACTCATGAAATACTCGTACCAAGCTGAGGGAGTTACAAACCCTTGGAATAAAATACATGTATTACATGATGCTCGTCGAGAACATTTCTACCGTCTTGTAGAAGATGAAGAATCAGATTATGATAAAAGACCACATCTTGTCATATTTCTGATGATGTCATTGCAAAATCCACTTAGAGAAGGAGTTCAAACTCGTATTCGTATTGCTTCAAAACTAGCAAATAGTAATGAAGCAAATCCGTTTACTTTCTCTAACCCTGACATCCTTACTGTATCACCATCATTGAGTGTACCTGTACCAGGTTTAACAACAAATCAAGGATCTAACGTTCCAAGCGTATTTCCTCATACACTCAATATTGATTCAAGTGTCTTCACAGATGGTAATATGGCAGCTCCACAAGTCTTTGAATTTGGTTTACCACATCGTAACCTAATTCTGAATGGACCTCTTAATGGTGCAAGAATTTCAAGAGTATATGCAACAAATGAGCCAACTGGATCATATTTTCAGTTTGATGCTGATCAAAAATATAGATTATATACTAATAATGTCAAACTTGGCATTCCAATAGTATATAATGTATCAAATGTACCACGTAAACAGTATAACATTTTTGCAAATACTCTTGGAGCAATTGAAGGAACCAAACGATTAAATCCAACTACTAATCCAGCAGCCTATACAGGTAATGATTCTGGAGCTTTTAGGGGATTTATCGCTATAACAATAACAAAAATCAATGAAAAATATAATTCAACTGGATTTGGTATTGTTGGTTGGTATCATTCTTTTGCATCACAAGATGATCCTTACAGATTTGGATTATACAAATTAATCACAACACATGGAGTAATAATATTGGCAATACAAATTGTAGAATCAACACCCAACCTTGACACAACAACACCTGGATACGTGGATCACTGGGGAGTATTAAATTACAACCAAATTGATATTCCTTTAAATGGAGGTACAATTGCACAAAATCTACCAGCTGATTACCGTATACTTCGTATATCTGATCAACCTGTTACAGCTTTAACTAATAGTGTATTAACAGGTCCAACAGCAACAGATGATCCTAGTATTAACATGTACTATAAGAGATTGTCATCAGATATAGATGTTACGCAATGTTACCAATTTGAAATCCAAGATCCAATTTCCTACAGAACAATCGCCACTGTACGTTATTTACAAGAATTTGGTATATTTGTAGTTAGGGGTACAGAAATGTATTCTTATCTACCACAAAAGTTTAGTACTTTAGTATTAACAACACCAAATCTTGTAAATCGATCCAATGGATTTCCGATTACAGATAGCAACAATTGGTTATCAAGAACATCAACTACATATATAGAAACACAAAGATTTATATATGCAGCAGAAGGACCAATTGAAGTACAAGCTAATTCTGCTATAGCAGGAGGTATGTTATCTGGATTAGGTGCAGGATTGAGTCAAAGAAGTAAGAATAAACATGAACTAAACTTACAAAATAACCAACTTGAACACGAAAAGGACATGCAAAAGAGCGATCAAGATTATGGTTTTAAATACCAAAAGCGTGGATTTTTGGGTGCTGCTGGATTAGCTGGTATTAATTACAAAGCTAATTCTTCACTATCTAAACAAGATTACACGCAAAAACATAATCTTGCATCTCAACAAAATGAATTTGCAAAACAACAGCATGATAGAGATTTACTCCTCAGTGGAGCTAGAGCACCAGTTTCTGGTGCTACCACTGCAGTATCTCATGCATAATACAAATGCCGTGAAAGAAATGTGTGCGGCATTTGGGTGGTCTATTAAGACCCCCGAAACATGGACTAGAGAGAGCACTCCTATAAGAACCCTATCCTGGGCC